TATTTAAAAGATATTATTCCTTTTTATGACTTAGCAAACGGGCTTACACATAATTCTTTTATTAGTTCTCCAAGCAGAGTAAAAGGCATTGAGAAAGTGCTACAAAACATTGAACAAAACATCAAGTCAAAAAACATTAATCTTAAAATGAGCCAAAAGTATATTGCTAAAAATAAAAGCAATATGCAGGGCTCTCCTGTTCAAATTCAAGATGGCGACAGGTCTATCATAGAAAAGATAATATGGAGCAAAAACATTCAAATCACAAATAACGATGTTGAAATACAGCATTTAGTTCGTGATTTTAAAAAGTTGTACTTAGACGATATGTTTAAAGACGATGCTTTGAAGTGTTTACTTGCTTTTGATATGAATAAGGATATTTTGAATTATTACGGTGCTAATTCAACTTTTGAAAATCAAGAAAAAGGAGAGTTAAGGTATTTGCAAAATTCAATAATGACTACAGCAGCAAACACAATGAACTCGTTTAGCCAACAATGGGGCTTATATGAAAAGAACGAACATCTTGTAGCGAGTTATGACCATTTAACAGCTATGCAACCAATTATAAACGAGAAGATAGACACATTGAAGAAGTTTCAAGAAACTATGAAGTTAGCGATTGAAAACCAAACAATAAGCAAAGAAGACGCAAAGAAAAAAACTGATGAACTTTTACTAAAACTACAGTTATAATGGAAAAAGAAAAAAAAACAGATTGTTGTGGGAATTGCAAAGCTGGATTAACTTGTGTAAGCGATATTAAAGCTGAAAATAAGCATTTAGCAAAAGAAATTGAAAAAAAACAAAAAGCAGTTGAGACTGGTAAAATTATAGAGAAATGATAAAAGCGTTAGAATTTCCAAGAAAAGAATTTGCCACCAAAGAAGAACTCTTTAAGGCGTTAAAAGATAATAAAAAGGAATTAATTTCTTTGAAAAAAGCAGAGACAAAGAATGCTGATGCAGTTTCTTTTGGTTCTATTGAAGTCATTAAAAAAACCGACTTAACAAATAAATCAGAAGGAAATGTAGCAAATCCTGAAAGTTTATCAGTTAAAGTTGTTATAAACACAACTAATTTTTTAGATAGTCATGGAGATGTTCATATTAATGGTATTTGGAATAAATCAATTTCAGATAACATTAGTTTCTTACATCTTCAAGAGCATAACAGAAGTTTCGATAAAATCATTTCAGACAACGCTAAAGGATATACTCAGTTGATGACATGGAAAGAACTAGGACTGCCTTTTGAAGGTAGCACAGAGGCGTTAATTTTTGATAGCACTATTGAAAAAAAGAGAAACGAGTTTATGCTTAATCAGTATGCTAATGGATGGGTTAAAAACCATTCTGTAGGTATGCGTTACGTTAAACTAGAATTAGCGATTAATTCTGAATGGAATAAAGAAGAAAAAGCTATATGGGATAAATATTATTCTTTAATAGCAAATAAAGATGTAGCAGATGAAAAAGGTTATTTTTGGGCTGTTACTGAAGCAAAAATAATTGAAGGTAGTGCGGTTGTTATGGGTAGCAACTCAGCAACACCTACTCTAAACAATAAATATGAGCCGTCAGATGACACTCTTGAAAACGAGCCGCCAATTGATGGCACTCAAAATGACGAAAAAAAGAATTATTACAAACATTTAATTTAAAACAAAAATGAAATTCAAAGAATTTTTATTGAAAAAAGGGATTTCAGATGCTCAGTTTAAAGAAATGGAAGCGTCTGAACAAGCTAAACTTCACGGGGAGTTTCTTGATGAGTTAGCGAAAAGCATTGAAAATGCACCGAAGTCAGAGGAACTGACAACTATAAAACAAACTATTGAAGATTTAAAAACTTCTTTAGTTGATAAAACTAAGTTTGAGGAAAATGTACAGAAACTTGAAGATTTGATGCTTGATTTTGAAGCATTCAAAAATAAAGGTGGAAATGCAGACGAAAATCTATCAATTGCAGAGCAAGTGAAAGTTGCTATTTTAGCGGATGTTGAGTCTTTTGAGGCGTTGAAAAACAATAAAAATGCATCTATGACATTTGTTATAAAAGCTGCTGCTGACATGTTGATTTCTACTAACGTAACTGGACGTGTTGCACGCACTGAAACAGAAGCAGGAAGAAACAGAATTGTAAGACGTAGACCTTTTGTATTGGATGATGTTACAGTTTCTAAAACAAAAGCAAACACTTTATATTGGGTTGACCAAATTAACCCAGATGGAACTCCAGCGATGACCGCTGAAGGTGCAACAAAAGCTCAAGTTGATTGGGATTATATTGAAAGAAGTACTCCTGTTAGAAAAATCACAGCCTACACAAAGGTTTCAAAAGAAATGCTTGAAGATATTGAAGGTTTTGCAATGGATATTCAAGTGGAACTTGAAGAAAGAATTGCATTAATTGCAGACGCACAAGCATTGACAGGAGATGGAACAGGGCAAAATATTATAGGCATTTCTGTAAATGCTACACCTTTTGCTGCTGGTGGTTTAGCTAACTTGGTTACAGCTGCTACTGAAATGGATGTATTAAGGGCAGCTATTGCACAGGTTTATCGTCAAGAATTTATTCCAACAAGGATTTACATTCACCCTGATAAAGCTGCGTTGATGGATTTGAAAAAAGGTAGTGATAACCATTATTTATTACCTCCATTTGTTACTGCTGACGGGATGAAAGTAAGAGGTGTTGAAGTATTGACAAATACAGGTATTGGTTCTGACGATTTCTATTGTGGAGATTTCTCTAAATATAAATTCAAAATTAGAGAAGAAATATCTATGCAATTAGGATATGACGGAAATGATTGGACTAAAAATATGATTACTCCATTAGCAGAAATGCGAGGTGCGGGTTATATTTCTAGTAGTAATTATGGTGCTATTGTAAAAGGAACTTTCACAGTTGCTAAAGCATTACTTGACCCTGCTGTTGCTGATTCTTAATCTAATTATTAATTTCTAAATAAAAGCAAGATGGCTAAAGAAGAAAAACAATCAGAAGGTTTCTATAAAGATAATGTTGTAGAAACTACAATTAACGGACAAAAGCATTTTGTTAATAAATACGAAGCGGATGAGCTTAAAAAAAAGTTAGCTAAAAACAGCAAAAACAAAGCATAACACACAATGGTTCAGATAGTAGATAATACGTGGTTTAACAAAGAGAATGAGTTGTACTTGCCATTGTCGGTTGCAAATCCTATTCCTGTTGGTGGGCAAAGTTCCCCTAACTTTGTGAATGTGTTGAAAAATCTTTGTATTCAAACAGAACGTGAAATACTATTAAGAGCTTTAGGTGGTACGCTTTATGATGAACTACAATTAGCTTTAGCAGATATTGATAATCCGTTAAATGCTAAATGGAAAAAATTAGTAATTGGCGATAGCTATGATGATAAAAATTGGATAGGATTAAAAAGTGATTATTCATTAATCGCTTACCGTGTTTATGATTTATTTTTAACAAAATACTCAGAACAATTAACAGCGTTTGGAGTAGTTAAAGCAAATTCAGGAAACGCAGAAAATGTTAGTCCAAATTATAAGATAGCTAACGCCAATATACTATTTTTAAAAGGGTTTCAATATGGTTATTTATTTGAACCAATAATTACGGATAATTTTACTGATTGGTACGGTCAAGAGTTGAAAGATGTTTCATTGTATAGATACTTGATTGACAAAAAAGATGAATTTCCTACGTGGGATGAAAGTAAATTTTGCGCTTATTCATTAGATGACGCTAAAAATTCATTTGGATTATGATAACTACATCTTTTGAGCAATTGTTTGAAGAAGTTATTAACTTAATGCCTCCGCATAAAGACGATAACAATAACGAAACAAAAATCAGATTTAGTTGGGGTAGTCAGATAAAATTAAATGAATTTATGATGCTTCCTGAAACTATATCTAAATATCCACTTATTTGGTTGATAGAAGATAAAGACAATGAAGATAGTATCAGAGAAACTATTTCAAGACGTGCAAAAATAATTATTGCTAGTAATTCACAAGGAGTTAGTAGAGCTAGTAGAGATGTTTTTGATTTAGAGTTTAAAGGGCTTTTAAATCCTATTAAAAATAATTTAATAACAGCTTTAGAACGTAGCGGAATATCAAGAATAAATCCTGATTATACAGTTCAAAGAATACAAGAATATCAATGGAATAAAATAAATAAAGAAAACGCAACA